TAAGAAAAATACCGCACCAGCAGAACCACAACCAGCTCCGGCAACACCAGCAGAACCTTCTGCACAAGAAATCGCAAATAAATTATTAGGATTAATTAAAAGTTTAGGTCTAGGGGTAGAGGGTTTATCTGTAACGTATAACGGTGCAACTGATACCGCAATCATTAAAGGACAGGTAAAAAGCCAAGCGGATAAAGAGAAAATTATTCTTATTGTTGGGAATATTGATCATGTTGCACAGGTAGATGATCAAATGACCGTTGCAACTCCTGAACCAGAAAGTAAATTCTACACAGTAAAATCTGGTGATAACCTTTCAAAAATTGCGAAAGAATTTTACGGTGATGCAAATCAGTATCCAAAAATCTTTGAAGCAAACAAACCAATGCTTAAAGATCCAGATGAAATCTTCCCAGGACAGGTTTTACGTATTCCTCAATAATTGAGGGTAATAAAAAAGGCGCTTTTAGCGCCTTTTTTATTAATTCATTCATATCGTGTTAATTGGTATTGATATTTAAAACAACAACTTATGATATTATTTTTAATTGTATTGCATCATCTATTTAATAAGATTTAAAATCGAGTGCAACAAAAGTGCAGCAAGTTTTAGTTCATGGCAACATATCAAAAGCGTAATGGCAGAATAACAGCAACTGTTAGAATCAAACCACACCCAGCAAAAAGCGAGACCTTCGATACAAAGAAGGAGGCTAAAATTTGGGCAGATGCTTTAGAGCTAAAACTAAAAAATGAGAAAAGAGGAAAGTTTGAACATATTGTATTTAAAGATGCATTTCTTGAGTACAGGGATTCTGTCTCATCAAAGAAAAAGGGTGCTGCAAGGGAATTTAATCGAATCAACTATCTGATAGAGCACATGAACTCTGAAATCCCTCTTCTAGATGTAGACAAGGCGTTGTTGGTTGAGTGGCGTGAATATCGATTAGAGAATGTCTCATCTTCTACCGTAAGGCGGGAATTGCAGGTCTTAGGTGCATTTTTTTCGTGGACGATTAATACGAAGCTTTATCTCAATGAAACACCTATGAAAGGGGTTGTACTGCCTTCGGCTAATCCACATCGGGAAAAAATAATTTCAGATGAAGAAATTGAAATATTAATCCCATTCCTAAATGATGAATTAAAGAGCATATTCTTTTTAGCTTTAGAAACAGGAATGCGTCTTTCAGAGATATGTGAATTAGAGTGGGATAGAGTAAAACTCGACAAGAGCTTTGTATATTTAAAAGAAACTAAGAATGGTAGAGCTAGGGAGGTGCCGTGCTCCTTAGTTGCATGTGAAATTATACGACAGCGCATAGGGTATGATGCTAAAAAGGTATTTTCTTATAGTGCTAAAAATGCAAGTCAGGATTTTATGAAAGCTAGGATTAAGGCTGAATTATTTGATTTTACTTTTCATGATACCCGTCATACAGCGGCAACAAGAATTGCTCAAAAACTCCCGCTTTTGGATCTATGTAAAATGTTTGGTTGGGTAGATCCAAAGCGGGCAATGATTTACTACAATCCGACTTCTAGTGAGATTGCAGCACGGCTTTCACAGCCTTAAATGAATATCTGCCATTGACATCAACCATATTATGCTTTTTACGAAGCTTAACAAATGTGTGGTATGACAAACCGGGTATTCTTTTACAGATATCTTTAATTGTTAGCAGCTCATCATCTTGTGCTGCTAACACTTTAGCTACTGCATTCTCGCAAGCCTTTTCAATGACCTGAGCCAATTCAGAGGCGGGCATAGAAACAAACTTAACTTCTGTCATAATCCCTCCTGATTTTCTGCTTTTTTAATTTCTTCTAGTTCAAAATATGATTCGCATTCACAACGCGGACACACTAATTTTTGAACCAAAATTCCCCATTCTTTTGTTGGTTTCTTTTTTCGCTCACTTTCAAGGTGCTTGTTTCGGCAGCGGCAACATTTAACTAAATAATCACTCATCCCTCAGCTCCCGATTCGCTTGGCACTTTATGAAAATGCATCCAATGTGTTGGTGGATCCCTGTCAAAATTTGCCCAAACATGATTTAAAGATTCATCGCATGTCATGTGGTCGATTTCGGGTTGAACTTCTGGAGAATCAGACCAGCAAATAAGAACCGATGTATCTAATGGTGGCTCATCCTCATTGATGCTAATCCAAGTCGGTCCAGCATTTTTTTTGGCTGCTGCCCAAGATTTTGCACTTGTATAAAAATCTGCTTCAAAATCAGGAAAACCAGACTTTGCCCATTCAAATGACAATGGGTCTTCATTCTTGTACCAGTCAGCATGAGCTTGCATTTCTTTGTTCCAGAGCAACCAAGCCTCATTTGTCACGATATTAAAATAACCACTCATGGTTTCACTAAAAACAAGAATATCCGAATTTCGAATCGAAAGTTCACGTTTAAAAATTTCTGTTTTTTTGAAATTTTCTTCAAAGAAATCACGACCTAAAATCATTGCGCTACTCCCAATCCACTTGCATAGCCCACAAAGTTCTTATAAGCCTTTTGAATATCATTTGCCTTTTGACGTAACCATCTCAATTTAAATTCTTCCTTTTCGGCTTCGGCTGAGTTTCTAAACTCAAGATTAAAAAGGAACTCATGATGTTTAAATTCTAACTCTGCCATTTTTGCTGCCGTGTCATCGTCTAGTTCTGCTGGAACAACCTTAAGACCAGCAGGTAAAGATTGTAATTTAGCTCTTTCAATCCAAGCCTTATGCATCATTGAATAAGTATCTGCTGCTGTGCATGCTGCATAAGGGCAGTAATACCGATTAGCTTTTTCGTTCCATTCGATCCAATGAGCTTTAGGGAACTTAGATTCGTAAGCTTTTCTTTCTTCATTTGAGTCAATCATTGTTTTGCTCCTACCTGACCACAATGGGGGCAATGATCAAACTCATAAGGATTGTATTGCCAAACGATCTTTCCACAGTGTGGACAATTAAAACGTGATTGTGGATTTTCAACTTTTCGCCTAGTTCTTTTTAATCGCTCTGGCATTCTTAGCCCAGCACCTTGAACCATCGATCTAGGCTTAAACATTTTAAAATCAAAAGTACGGCGTTTTACTTCATCCGCCAGTCTGTATGGAATTACCACAAAGCCGCTTGATTCAGTTGATTTTAAAAAAGATTTAGCTAATTCAAAATTCATTATGTAGGCGCGTTTAAAGTTAGTTAGTGGCAGCCAATACATGGTCAGCCAGTAAACATCGTTTCCATCCCACTTGTTTTCCTGATATGCAACATACATTTCATTATCATTGATGCATTGCGTCTCTGTGGGTATGTACTGACAATCAACCTTCCATACTGCCAATTTATCAACATGTTCTGCTGAGATGGGTTGATCATATTCACGACCCGTATCCCATTCTTTTTGTGCTTCTTCACGTGAATAGACATGAGCTTTATCAATGTTGGTTGAATACCCTTTGCCATCGATACAATGAAAACTTACGTTTGAGCCCACATTGTCACGAAAACAAGCTAAGTAAAATTTATCTTTCACTTGTCACCTCACCAGAAAACCACAACCAAAAGGGCTAAAAGGCACAATATAGTTGTTCCGAAAAATGCTTCTTTCATCTTGCAGCTCCTAAACTCTTAATGGCATCAATAAGCCGTGTACGCCGTCCACAAACTCAACATAAGTTGAAGTAGTAGCACCAGATGGATAAAAGCGAGGGTAGAGGCAATTAAGAATTTTTGAGCACTTCATGAATTGGCCCACATACTCTAAATTCCACTGAACAAACTCTTTAGGCGGCTCAGTAGGTTTTGGAATATCGACACGGCTAATATCTGGGAATTTACCCTCTACTGGACGAAAGAATTCAAACATTCCATTCTCATAATCCAGCAACCAAAACTCCTTATCGATTTGGCTTAACGTTACAGTCTTAACTTTTGGGTGGTTCCCAACTTTACGAATAAAAGCCTTAACGGTTGCAATAGGGATAATGATTTCCATATTTTTCACTTCTGGGGCTTCGCAGATAAGAGCGCAATGTCCATTGGTGGCGGCAATCATTCCATCTTTGACTAAAACGCCCATTAAGTAGAAACGTACATCCATGCTTGCAGCAAATAAGCTTGTCGCCTGAAGGTGTTTATATGAAAGCTTCACTTGTTTTTTAAATTTCATGATCAAGCCCTTAAGTGTTTTTCAAATTCTTTAAAAAGCTGGGTAGCTGCTTTATTCATTTTCCTGTCATACGTGATGTGCACGTTTCTAGGAAAAAGCTTGCTGACCGTGGCGCAATAAAACTCCATGCGACCACAAGGTCTAATAATTCCGCGATACCCAATCTTTGTAAGCCATAATAAGAACGCCTCAAAAATAACCTCTTTGGAGAGGTCGGCGTATTTAACGCCGCTTGTCATGTCTAAATCCTTCCGTTAGAGTCTTTGTGATAGCTGCATTTGCAGGAGCGAAGTGGTTCGGATTTACTTTTGGTGCATCCTGGTCTAAATCTAAATGAGCAATCGAATTTTTCAGCTCATCAAACTGATGTTGAGCTCCAGTGATTTCAGATAATGCGCCGTTGTGAAAATCTTGAGAAATTTCCGCATTAGACTTCGCTATCTCAATCAGTCGGAAGGTTTTATCAAAAGACAATTTACTTAAATCATGGTCCTTTAACTTCTCAACAAGACTTAGTTCAATCGCTAAGAGCAGGGCATTAATGTCTGCAAATCCGTTGTGTGCTTCTGTGTGAGCTACAATCAATGTCTCAATAGTTGCAGTTTTTACTTCTGGAAAAAGTTGTAGGCTAGTTCGCATTGTTGAGCTCCTTTTTGATAGCTTCCTCAGCAGCTAAGTCGACTTCACTAATATCTTTTTCCATTTCTTTCAAGACATGAAATAGACCAGAGAAATAGTTGCACTGATGCTTTGACGTGATATTGCTTTCAGAAATTGCAGAAACGGCACCCTCAACAAAAGTAAAAGTGTTTCTAAACTCAACCAGTTCCTTGCTTTTGAATAAATCTTCCATTTCATCAAGTGCCAATAAAGCCTTGTTAAAAATTATTAAGCTGGTTTTTGAGATTGCTTGAGCTGTACATCTGGCTTTAGTTTCATCTTCATATTCTTCAATACATGAGGCTTGAAGCATAAAAGCTGAAATTTGGTCTAAGTGACAAGAAACTTCAAAAGCAAGGTCTCTATACTTGCTTAAGTCAGCTTTTTGTTGACTAAGATTTATGGCTTGGTTCATAATATGTGCACCTTAGTTTTCCTGTATATCCGCCAAGACTCACAGGAAATTGAGATAAAAAATCTTCATCAAAATGACTGAGCAACAAAATTGCATCGGTCTTTTTGTTGTTTTTAATGTTCTAATATACGAACAAATAAGTCAATACTTTGTTCTTAAAAATATTCCATCATTGGTCTAAATATATGAACTATAAAAATATTTAGTAATAAAAAAAGGCCCATATACGGGCCTTTTGTTCTCAAATGTTCTTTTATGTGAGAAAGTTAAATTTCTTGGCTGGCTTAAAAGATCCAACGTATTTGCCAACTAAAACACAATCTTCTTTAAGTGGAATAATTTGCTCACTCCAATTCGGATTTAAGGGCTTTAGGTAATATCCATTTGATTCAGATATTAAGGCTTTGAATGTCGCCTCATTGCCACACCTAACTACAACCATTTCTCCAGTTTGGATATCTTCTAGTGCGAAATCTGGGTCAATACAAATCTTTTCCCCTTCCTCAAAGTAAGGCGCGTTACTTAACCCCTTAACTTCAAGATAAAAACTTCGCTTACCTGCACCCGGTACAAGTGGCATTTTTTCGCATTCTTGAATATTTACTGCATCCATATCTGTCCAATTCCCAGCCTGCACCCAAGATAAAACTGGTGCGTATATAACTGATGCCATCGAATTAATATCAACATTATTATCCATGTTGCTTGCTGTGTCATTCACCTGACCAGTAAGTAACCATGTTGGAGTGGTTTTTAATACTTGTGCTAATGAATCAATATAAGTAGCACTAGGGTTTACCGCTCCCTTGATCCAGCTTGAAATAGTTGCTTTACCAGCCCCTGTACCACGCATTAGATCAGCATGTCTCAGTTTTAATTCTTCCATTCGTGCGCGTATGCGCTCAGAAACTTGGCTCACACTTAAGCCCTCACCCCTTAGTTGATGTTCGTAATTATGAACAGACGTATTGACAATTGCAAGTCTTTATAGTTCTAATATACGAACAAAAGTGTTCATATTAATGGAACTATTTTATGACTGTGGATGACCTTAAGAAGTTTTACGGAGTATCAAACAACTATCAATTAGCCAAAAGGCTAAAAAAGGGTAGAACCACTATTAAGCAGTGGGAAGACACAGGTATCCCAATTGGTGTGCAAGCTATTTTTGAATTGCTCACAAGAGGATCACTAAAAGCTGATCGAAAATTGTTGTTTGGTTTTACAAATTAAAAACCGCCATCTGCTGGAACAGATAGCGGTCTGAATATCGTATTTGGAGTGAACCAAAATGAATGAATCAATATTAGCACAAAATTCAGTCTGTGCAAGTTCAAATGATGATGAGGATCAAGTCCTTACTCAATGGCAAATTGACCATGACGTATATGCAGAATCTATTGCTGAATTCAAAGAAGCGCGTCAAGAGCTTGAAAAAGCTTTGGGGGTTCAAAAAGATTTCAGCAAAACGTCACACTCAATTGGAGAGGTTATAGCAGACCTGCAAAAACATGCTCACTTATACGCACTTCTCAATCGATTCGAGAACGCCGTAATTAACCGCCTAAGAGCAAAGGATAAGTTGTAATGCATGATGATAATTCTATTGATGGCGGAGCAACTTTACCCGATCCATTAATCGATAGTGATGTAGATCTACGCGACTTTGCTTACATGCCTCTTGATGTGGTGCGTTTCAGAGATAGCGATTTCACAGCTATTACGGATGGGGAAGCATTCAAAGCAGGTGTTTTGCTTTGGTGTGCTTCATGGCATCAAGTACCGTCTGGCTCACTTCCAAACGATAACCGTATTCTTGCAAACCTTGCAGGATTTGGGCGATTCATTGCGGAGTGGGAAAAAGTCAGAGCTGAGGCACTACACGGTTGGATCGAGTGTAGTGATGGCCGTATATATCACCCTACAATTTGCGAAAAAGCACTTGAAAGTTGGGCGTCTAAGCATAAGCACCAATACGAAAGATTCGTGGATAGAATGCGGAAATCCAATAAAAAGCTTGAGGGTGAAGGCAAGAATTCTATTGATATTCCATCTAATGAACAGTGGATAGCTGCTGGACGTCCGAAAGATTGGCTAAATAATTCCAATAACGTTCCAAAAGAATTCCAGCGGAAATCTAGCGGAACACCAGAAGAAAGCCAAAATCAAGACAATGGAAATCCTTCGAATTCTGCTCTTAAGGGAGATATAAGGGAATATAAGGGAAATAATATAAATATATGTCCGCCTAACGGCGAACCTGTGCCCGCTGAAAAACCTAAAGAGAATTTCAAAGATGAGATTCAAGAGGTTTTCGAGTTTTGGAAAGTTACGTTTAACAAAAACAGCCGTACCGTTTTAGACAACAAGCGTAAAGCTAAAATTCAAGCCCGACTTAAGGAAGGGTACAGAGTTGAAGACATCAAACTTGCAATCACAAATTGCTCTAAGTCTGATTACCACCTTCAAAACAGTTTTACCGATATCGAATTGATTTGCCGCGAACCCTCAAAGCTTGATCGATTTATTGAAATGTCTGGTCAACCCCAAATAGTTGATCAACCAAGTGGTGAGCAAATAGATCCTACTCAACTCAAAGTCATTGAGGGGGATTGGTAATGTCTTTTAATTCAAATATTCATGATGTGAACATGGAGCAATGTGTTCTTGCTGCTCTTATGACTACATCATTGTCGCTTGAGACAATTGGACAGGAGCTTGATGCTGAATGTTTTTATTCAGATCGTCACCAGCAGATCTACAAGGCCATCATAGAGCTCTCAGAAAGCAACCATCCTTATGATGTAGTTATGGTTGGTAACTACCTAAAAGGCAAAAATGTTTTGCATTTAATGGGTGGGGAAGAATATTTAATCCAGCTTATGCAAGATGCGCCAAGTAGTTTCTACAACTCTGAAAGCTATGTTACTCAGTTGAAGAAGCTCAAAACACATCGAAAAATTGAGCAAATTGGTTTTCGTATTGCTGCAATGGCTAAAGATACAACAGTGCCAGATGCATTTATCGAAGCTGAAAACCTTTTGAGCCAGATTGATAAAACTGATGATGGTGACATGGGGGCAAGCTTTGGTGATTCTTTGACAAGCGCATTAGAGCAAATGATTGAAAAATCAGAAAAGAAAACCAAAGGCGAAATTTCTGGCGTTAGATTCAATCTTTTAACACTGGATAAAATGTTGGGCACTGTGCAAAACGGACATTTCTGTGTCGTTGGTGGTCGCCCCGGTTCTGGTAAGTCAACTTTGGCTCAAATGCTGTCAATTGATACTGCAATGGTAAAAAAAGAAGGCGTTCTTTTTATCTCTGCTGAAATGGATAAAGAGACACTCTCAAACCGAATGTTTAGCTCACTTAGTTCTATTCCATATGACAATTTGCATAACGCAACTCTTTACGATGGCTTGCTTAGAGAATATGCGAGATACAGACAGGTTTATAGCGAATTGCCTATCTGGATTGAGCCGAAGCAAAAACCAAGCATAAGTGAAGTAAGAGCATATGCAAGAAGAGCAAAGCGCCGTTTTGCCAAATCAGGCACAAAACTTGGCTGCATCATTGTTGATTATCTACAGCTCGTAAGAGATCCAAGCAAAAAAGACCGATTCCAAGAAGTCGGCTCTATTAGTCGTGAACTTAAATCAATGGCTAAGGAGTTCGAATGCCCAGTTGTTGCACTAGTTCAATTAAATCGTGAATCGGAAAAAGGAAAAAAACCTAAAGCGTCAGACATTAAAGAGTCGGGGCAAATTGAGCAAGACGCTGATCAAATCATTCTCGTTAATCCTTTGGTTGATGAAAAAGAACTTAAGCCACTTGGGGTTACAGAGTTAATTATTGCGAAAAACCGCCATGGCAAGCGTGGATCTGTGCGTGTGCAGGATCATCTTGATACATGTCGATTTAAAGCCATTCAGGAGGCGGAAGATTGAAAACATTTTCTCTAATCATGAGCATTCTTTGCTTCTCAACGTTTCTTGGTCTTGTTATGGCGGCTTTAGCTGCAAAGCTTCACCAGCAAAACAAGCGAACTAAATTCCGCTTTTCACTGGCGTTTATGGACATAAGTTTTTTCTTTTTAAATGTGTTGGCTTTGATAGCGCTGGGAGGTGGAAAACATTTGGAATTTTCTCACATCACAATATTTGGTCTGACCTTGTTTATGTATTTTTTTCGGTTCAACAAATGGGAGCGTAAGGCATGAAACAGCAAATGGATTACAAAGAAATGATGGCCTTGCGTTGTGCGTATAACTATGGCGTAAGAACACCAGAAACACGTGCAGCAGCTTGTCTATATGTGAATTTGAATAGAAATAAGTTGCTTGAACAATTTAAGAAGGAGAGTGAAGAAAAACGTGACAGGGTGAAGGGATGAACAATCAAATCGTTAAATGCGTTGTTCCGGTCTCAGGCGGTAAAGACTCTCAGACATGCCTTGCGTTAGCAATTGAGCACTTTGGGAAAGAGAACGTAATTGGCTTGTTTTGTGACACACAGTTTGAGCATCCAATGACGTATGAACATATTGAAAATATGCGCGACTTATATGATGTAGAAATTATTACACGCAATGATGGGAATGTTCTGGACCAATGCATGAAGTGGGGGCGCTTCCCAAGTGATAACGTTAATTTCTGTACTAACTATTTAAAAATCAATGTTGGTAAAGAATTTTACAAGCAATTGGCAGAACAACAAGGCTGTGGTTTTGAGGTTTGGTATGGGTTGCGCGCAGCAGAAAGCCAGCATCGTGAGAAGCGTTATGGTAGCAAGATTGATGATGAGTTGTATGCACCACATGAAATTATGCCAAGCAAATACCCAAAGTACTTAGAAAAGCTTGGGGTAATGATGCGCTTACCTATCATAAATTGGACTGAGAGTGATGTGTTTGAATTTCTTGGAAACATAGTAAATCCGCTTTATTCGCACGGCTTTGATCGTGTTGGGTGTTTTCCTTGTTTGGCTGGCGGAGATAAAGCGAAGGAAAAAGCATTTCAATTCGATTCTTTTGGTCAGGCGCAACTACAAAAGGTTAGGGAAATTGAAAAGAAAATTGGTAAGTCAGTTTTTACAAGCAAAGGCGCTTCTCAAAGAAACAACGAAGCTCAACTTTGCATGTTTTGTCAGATCTAGGATCCAGCCATGAGTGAGTTTAAAACAAACGACAATGTGGTTCTTTTAAAAGAAGGAACTAAGGATTACTTGCTGCAAATTATTGATCATAAATATACCGATGATCTTTACAGAGTGACAATTCTGGAAACTGGTCAATGTGGGCCAGTCTTTAAAGATGAAATTCGTTTAGCTACGAAAGAGGAAATAGAAATAGGTCGTCGTATTAACTGCCCGCATGGCTATGACGTTGCTTGCTTATTGTGTGGTTTTGGAACTGAAAATGGCGAACGTGTTTATCACAACTCTACAAAGAGGAAACGAAAATGAAGTTATTCGTGATGGGTTTAGCAATTGCCTTATTGATGGGGTGCTCACAAGAAGACAAGAGCGCTGCTGCTAAGAAAATAGTTGCAAACCGCGAAGCTTATAAAGTGGAAATTCTTGCAGCTACGAACGAATGTATTAAAAACGCCAATACATTAACTTCACTTACTGCTGCTGGAAATGATGCAGCCGAAACAATAGAAGAGTGCTCAACACAAGCTCAAAAAGCATATGGTGCTTTTAGTCCTTGGTATGAAGACTTTTTATTAGAACAAGCCTATGGAGCTAACCAATGACCACATCCAAAGAGGCTCAAACAAAATATGCGTAGAGCAGCAAAGATCGATGCAAATCAAACAGAAATCGTAAAGGCTCTACGTCAGGTTGGGGCAAGTGTTCAGTCGCTTGCTTCAACTGGTAAAGGTTGCCCGGATCTACTTGTTGGGTTCAGAGGTACAAATTACTTAATGGAAATTAAAGACGGTCAGAAGTTTGAGTCTGAAAGAAAGTTAACTCCTGATCAAATCGAATGGCATGAATCATGGCGTGGCAAGGTCTATGTTATTGAGAACACAGATCAAGCATTAGAAGTAATTAGTAAGGTTTAGGGGTTAATTAATGAGTAAGAATCCACACGTATTACAAGCATGTAACTGGAAGAAATACACAATTGAACAATGGCTTGAACAGTTTGGGGCATGGATTAATGAAGATAATGCAGAAACATATTTAGGTACGCGCAACACATTAACTTTTTTGATTGAATCAGTAGAAGGCGTAAAACGTGATGCAAGAAAGCGCGTTTTACCGCAATGTAAAATAACTACAGATGAGGCACGTGCTGTAAGTGGTCTTTTACGTGATTTACGCATGAGTCAAAACCCTACATTACATGAATGGATTGATTTTGTAGTTATGTACCATGTGCACGGATTAAGTGAAGAAACAATCGCAGACATTAGCAAATGCTCACGTAACGCCGTAAGACAAGATTTGAAATGTGGTATTGCCTATATCGTTGGGCAGCGCAACACGCTACGCAGCAAATTGACAGAGAAACAAGACAAACCGAAAAATGCCAAGAAAAAGCTTGACTTGGCGCCAATAGTTCTTTAAATTCGTGTTAAGTGGTACAAGGTTTAGCCTAATCACTGATCTTTAAGAAGCTCGCCGAATGGTGGGCTTTTTGCGTTTCTGGAGAATCAAAAATGGGTCATACATGGCATGCAGATCAAGATAATAATATGCGCCCAGAGGTGAATGCATTACCTTGCCCGTTTTGCGGGTGTGACCATGGCATAGCAGTTGATAGTGATTCCCATGATTTAAAAGAACATGGAGTGATTTGGTCTGCACGTGCATTTTGTCATGAGTGTGGTTCCCAGTGCCCAAGCACAAATATAACTACTTGGCCCGATCACCCCTTAAGTGAAGAAAGCATTTATGTTGATTGGGAAAATGAACGTGAGGTTGTAAATCTTGCGGTTAAGATCTGGAATATACGAGTTTAACTTTTATCTCGCGGGAGGTGCTTTGTTGGGGCACCTCTCAATTTTGCCGAACGGATTACGGCGCATGAAGCCCTGCCAAATACTAGATATTGGCGGGGCTTTTATTTTTTCAGGGGGATATATGACAGATATTGTTGAAGCAAAAAAGAATCTTGATAAATACTCAGAAGAATTAAGTCGCTACCAGAATTTATCTCGCACTGGGTTAAGCCGTGACGAAATGCTTGTCATAGATAGCATTATTCTCCGATTGAAAAACCAGATTAACAATTTGCGGTCAATACTCAATGCGTGATGCAAACAGATTAGCCCAAGTCCGCAAGCTGCCATGCATGAGATGTGGCAAGAGTGCACCAAGCCAAGCCGCACACTCTAATTCAAGCAAAGACGGTAAAGGCAGATCCATTAAAGCTTGTGACTCCAAAACCGTTTCATTATGTTTTTCTTGTCACCATTTATTTGATACATACCAGCTAGGGAATAGACAGGAAAGCGAAGACTTATTTAATAAATGGCTTAAGCGAACCAACGAAATGCTTGAGTCAGAAGATGACTTATTTTGAAATTATAAAAATTATTAAAACCCAAATTAACCCATCAAAAGCGGTGGGTTTTAACCGGAGCCGAGAGGCTCTTTTTTTGTGTCCCTAAAAAGGAAGCGAGAAATGAAAACCAACCAGAAAGGGCAAGCCGATGTAGTGTTAGCTGCTTTATGCTTTTTTGCCGTTTTAATTGTCATTATGTTGCTTATGTTTGCATGGCCTCACTACAAGGTGTGGAAGCAAGGCATGAATGGTCAGGCGTTACTGGCTGAAGCTGAACAGTCAAAAATGATTCAGGTCCAAACGGCGCGAGCTGAACTTGAAAGCGCTAAGTTACGTGCAGAAGCAATCAAAACAATTGGTCAAGCTGCAAAAGATTATCCTGAGTATAGGAAACAAGAGTTTATCGGTGCATTCGGTGATGCTTTGCGTGATGGCAAGATTCAGCAAATTATTTACGTTCCAACTGAGGCAAACGTTCCAGTTTTAGAAGCTGGTAAACGCGCCGCCGTGGATGAATAAATTATAGGTGGGAATATGGAACCAGCAACGTTCCCAATCAATAGTTATTCTGGGATTGTTCAGGTAATTAACTACCTGAACAACAACCACTCTACAGCAGCCGCAGAAGGTAAGCCTTTAATCGTCAGAATCAATCAGAAAGCTGATGATAGGAGTACCGCACAAAATCGGCTTTATTGGGCTTGGCTTGAGCAGATCAGGCAGAAGACAGGCAATTCAAGTGATGACCTTCATTTATTTTTCAAGAAAAAGTATCTCTCACGCATCTATGTAGAAGGCCGACAAGATACAGCCGAAAAGTATAGAGCTTTGCAGAACTTTAAAGATGTGGTTCAAGCATTCGATGGCAACAAACGCCAACAGCTTGAGAAGGATTATCAAGTTTTAGTCCACACATTTGTTAGAGACCATCTTCAAAGTAAGAAGGCAACCATTAAAGAATTCACTAAATATCTGGACAAGATCAACATCTATGCACATAGAGACTTGGGCATGATGTTGATTATCCCGGATGACCTTAAGTGGTGTTATCAAAATGAGCAGTGAACCAAATTTGCAAGATGTTGTGCTTAAGCTAATAGAGCAGACAAACAAGCTTATAGATCACAACAACAAACTGACTGATCACAACAATAGGCTGATCGAACAGAATAGCTTACTCATTCAAATCAATTCAGAACAAACGGCGCAATTAAGTGCAGTGCTTGAGATGTTTGAAGACGGCGAGCCAACCAACAAATCTAAGTCACTAGATGGGTGATGATATGAATTTCGATATAGAACAGATCAAGCCAGAGACAAAGTTTCTTATTGTCCGTTATGACTCCAAATTATTCCAATCAACCCACCAACGTGATTGCTTTTGCAAAGAGCTTGAGTTGATAGCTAAAGAGTCTGGATTAAAAGTTGTAGCCATTGGCAGCCCAGTAGTGTTAGAGCAATTAACTGATACGGACTTAGCAAACCTATTCAGTGTAAAGGCTCAGGAATATGCCGGCAATGAAAGTAAGTATGGACCTATAACAGGTCTATCAATTTCTGGAGTGGCGGATATTCCTCTAGAAGGGACATTCTTGGTTGATAAGGGCGAAAGAATTTTTAAGCAGGCCAAGAGTGATGATCTCACTAAGTACCTTAAAAATAATCCTCATCATTCAACAGTCATTCCACCAGCAACAGGAGTGATTAAAGATATTTATGGTGTTGTTCGCGCCACTCCAGATCTAATAGGTGAGCAAGATGATTCCGAAGAGCATTATTAATAATCGCTTGGGTTTTTATGGGTTAGATGGTCTTGAGCAGCCGTACACAGTGCTTGAGATTGAAACTCCAGAAGTTCTAAGGAAACGCATGGAACTCAATTTGGTTAAGTTGGTCCAAGAATATCAACGCAAAGGCTTGGATATTGATTGGATATCGATTGACTTATTAAATGGTGTTGATGCGCGAGTAAACTTAAATGAAACTCCAAACGTTCAAGAACAAGTTACAGAAACTACAGGCACCCGCACAAACCCAGAAGAACCCTAAGCAAAACAATTGGGGTTCTGGTCGTGGTGGTCGGCCTTGGCGCCGTCTTAAAGCTAAGATCCATTTGCGCGATGAGTGGACATGTCAATGTTGTGGCATCGTTACTAAAGACTTAGAACTTGACCATATTGTGAATGTGGCGAGAGGCGGAACGGATGATGAATCCAACCTACAATCTCTTTGTGTTCCATGTCATAAGAAGAAAACACAACAGGAGAGCCGGCAATGATTATTAAAGGTTCTGTAAGTATTTCCTTTTGTGGTGAGTGTAACTGCATTGGTTGTTTCTATACACGTACACATGGTGGATACATGTCATGTCAAATGATGGTCTCTATCAATCGTCAGAACCGTTCAATCAATGGTCAGCAAATACAACCACCTAAGAAGCCGTGAGTAATTCGAAAGGTAGACAATGAATAATGATGAATTGTTAGAGCAGCTAGGATCAGTTGCTAACTTCATGCGTGGTATGCAGTTTGATCCACGGATCCCACCTGATACCAAGCAGGCTTTAATTGAACGTGCTGAAACTATTGATGAGCTTGTTCAAAAGTATTTGGATGAGGAATGTTAAATGAAATGCATAACGATTGAACGCACAGTTGATGCTTATGAAGTAGCTTGGTTGTTAAAGAGTGCCAAAGAGAACTTTGCAGCTCTTCCAGCTTGGGTTAAGAAAATGCATCAAGAAAACAAACTGCTTATTGGTGGCAGCTCTATTAAGGTTCATACGAAATACTACACCGAGGATGTAGATAAGCAGCATGTTTTATTTCGTCATGAGAATGGAGATGTTGAGGCTTTGTTAATAACTGAATTCTATAGCCTTTATAAAGACGCTATATGTGGATAAGGATTGCTAAATGATTTCACAACTAATTCATGTGAGAGATGTAGACAAGGGCTCTGACATCTACTTTGATCCGCAGGGCGTTGAAGGCGCCGTAATGAATTGGAATGGCAAGAAGGACTATGACCAATATATTTACAATGCGTGTTTATATATGCGTAGTGGCAACATGATTTGTTGTGTTGTAAATGATGACGGAAAGAAGAAAATTCTTGAACATATTCAGGATGCACCAAAATGATGCACAAAAATCCAGCAGGCAGGGGGGAGGTCAAAAATTCCAAGCCCTTCGCCGTTGGACACCGCCCCCCTTCTCATTTATAAAAAAAATTCCCTTTCAGAAAAAGTTAAAGCAAAAAGTTAAAATTAAGTTAAAGGTAGAGCAATGGCATTAACAGAGAAAATGGAAAAATTTGCTCTTGCCATTGTTGACGGCAAGACAAATAAAGAAGCAGCAATTTCAGCAGGTTATGCAGAAAAAACCGCATCTGCCGCAGGTGCTAGATTAGCGAAAGACCCCGAAATTATTGTTTATATCGAAATGTTAAAGGCCAAAAAAGAAGGACGATCTTTAACATCTGATCAACCAAATGTTAAACCAGAAAACGAACCCGAAAATAGCGGTGAAGATGAAAACCCTATTGAGGAATTTCAATTTGAAGGCGATGACCCTTTAGACTTTTTAATTAAGGTCATGAACTTTAATGGCAACAAGCTACCACTAAGAATGCAGGCAGCAATTGCAGCACTTCCTTATAAGCATGGCAAGGTTGCGGAAAAAGGCAAGAAAGAAACAAAACAAGATAAGGCAAAAGAAGCGACAAGGACTGGCAAATACGCCACTTTGGATAATCAATTGCCTAGTTAGGAAAGATTATGGCTGAAATTAAATTTAATATTAATTATGTAATCCGTTTCAAACCAACACAATTCGGCAAAGATCACTATCGAAAGAAAAGAGAAGTTATAAATAGTGGAATAAAAACATTAGATATAACACTTGACTTAAAGACTGATGAAGATGGTTTTTCATCACTTCAAATGCATGAGTTTATGTATTTTTTTGGCGACATTGCATATTGTGGTGGGAAAAGTTTTATAGAGAATTGTGAAATATTTCTAGATACCAAACATATTGAATCATAGCCGCCTTCGGGCGGTTTTTTCATGGACCATTTAAATGACTGCAAAACTACCAGACTGGACAACAGCTCGCCCAGATTGGTCGGAGCGCATTGTCAAAGGTCAATCCTTAATGCCATGCAAGCCACTTTTTCAAGATGTGGCCGATGTCGCTTTAAGAACATTTAATTCCTTAAAAGTTGTAGATGTTTTGGATTCTCCAGAAATGGGGGAAATTGTCCGGCAGTGGGTAACAGAGTTTGTTGCTGCAATTTTTGGAGCGTATGACAAAAAGTCTAAACGCCGTTTGATTAATGAGTTTTTTCTTTTAATTCCTAAGAAAAATACAAAATCGACAATTGCTGCATTCATTATGCTGACGGCTTTTATTTTAAATAGCCGATTATCTGCCGAACTCATCATTTTGGCACCAACAAAAGAAGTTGCTGATAACTCTTTTAATCCTATCCGGGATGCGATTAAAGCTGATCCCGATTTAGACGAAATGATGACCATCTCTGAGCACACCAAAACAATTACTCACAACGGTACGAATGCAACATTAAAAGTAGTGGCCGCAGATGATAAGTCCACAGGTGGTAAAAAAGCCTCTTGGATCTTGGTTGACGAGCTGCACTTATTCCAAACCATGTCTAATGCTGGATCCATGTTTCGTGAAGCAACGGGTGGTTTAGCTTCACGTCATGAGGGTTGTTTGATTTGGCTTTCAACTCAATCAAAAGAGCCGCCTTGTGGTGTATTTAAAAGCAAACTTGATTATGCCCGCGATGTTCGTGACGGAAAGATAATTAATAAAAAGTTCCTTCCTCTGATTTATGAATTTCCCGATGAAATGATTGAATCGGAAGAATACAAGGACCCAGCCAACTTCCATATACCTAATCCAAACTTTGGAACGAGTGTTGACCCAGAGCAGCTTTTAGATGATTACGAAAAAGCTAAATATGCAGGCGAAGACGACCTAAAAGACTTCTTTGCAAAGCGCCTCAATGTACAGATCGGCATGAATTTACGTGCTAATCGGTGGGCAGGTGCGGACTTCTGGGAGAAAAAAGAGGTTGTTTTTGACCTTGATTATCTCATTGAACAATCAGAATGCATCACTGCTGGTTTCGATGGTGGTGGACTTGATGATCTTTTTTCAATGTATGTCATTGGTCGAGACAAAAAAAATCACACGGTATGGCGTGGTTGGTCTAAATCATGGCTACATCCAATCGCCTTGGAGCGAAGAAAAGAAAATAAGCAAAGGATGGATGACTTTGTAGCGGCTGGCGAACTGGTGATTGTTGAGAATATCGGCGATGACGTGGCACAGGCTGGAGTAATTGCCAAACGTATTTTTGACACTGGGAAGATGCCTAAACAAGGTTTTGGTCTTGACCGTTTGGGTATGCCTTCACTTGTAGATGGTTTGCTTAAATCTGAAATTCCTGAGACGGCCTTAATCGCCGTAAAACAGGGCTTTGAGTTGTCAGGTTATGGCATGACCTTGGAGCGAAAACTTGCGGCAGGAACATTTATTCCAGCTAAACAAGAATTAGTTAAATGGGCAGTAGGTAACGCAAAAGGCAAAATTTCAGGTAATGCATTAATGGTGACAAAACAAGAATCAGGCAAGGGGAAAATTGACCCCGTGATTGCAATGTTTAACGCCGCCGCTTTGATGTCAAGTAATCCTGAGCCTGCCAATCGCGTTGATATTGACGAATATTTAGAGGATGTCGTGATAGCATGAGTACCACACAAGAGCCGGGCTTTTGGTCCCGCTTCTGGTCACGATTGACTGGAAATACACAATTACAAAAGGGCAACTCATCTTATCCGTTTGATAGTTATTTATCACCCGGTGGATCTGTGGTCACACCAGAAACAGCCTTGAAGCTTTCCGCAGTCTGGGCATGTGTAAAATTAAGAGCTGAAACTATCTCAACTCTTCCTTTGCAACTCTATGACAACAATAAAAAGCTTGCTACTGATCATTACCTTTACCGTATTTTGCACGATTCACCCAATGCCGATATGTGTGCAAGTGAATTTTGGCAGGTTCAAGTTGCTTGTGTAGATCTATGGGGTAATGCATTCAACCTAATTACCAAGGATTCAAGCGATAAAGTTATTGCTTTAGAGCCTTTATTTCCGAGTGGAATGATTGTAAAGCGCAATAAAGACGGGGGTATTGACTTTCATTACACCGAAAATGGTGTTGAAACGATTTATTCAGAAGATCAGATTTTGCATTTTAAGGGATTCACCCTAGACGGGCTTATAGGTTTATCGGCTATTCAATTTTTTGCTCAAACCATTGGGATGCAGTTTGATGCAAATAATCAAGCACAGGACTGGTTTAAGAATGGCTTAAAGGTTGGTGGTTTTTTAGAAACTGGTGAATCAACACTAACAACTGAGCAACGTACACGCTTACGAAATCATCTTTCTGAATTCAGCAAGCCAGAAAATGCAGGGAAATACATGGTGCTTGAGGCTGGCATGAAGCTTTCAGGCTCTAACAGTATCCGCATTAATCCAGTTGATGCCCAATTATTAGAATCTCGATATTTCGGAATTGAGGAAATATGCCGTGCTTTTGGCGTTCCACCTCAGTTAATTGGGCACACAAACAAAGCAAGCTCTTGGGCCTCAAGCCTTGAACAAACAAACAGGGGTTTTTTGACATATTCCCTTAATCCTCAATTAGTCCGTTATGAGCAAACGATAACTAAAAAGTTATTTTTACCAAGTGAAAAATACAAATTCAGACCGAAATTTGCCGTTGAGGGATTATTGCGAGCGGACAGTGCGACACGCTCAGGGTTCTACACAAACATGATTCAAAACGGGGTTATGACTCGTAATGAGGTGCGTGATCTGGAAGATCTGGCACCTTTACCGGGAGGCGATGAGCTCATGGTTCAAATGCAAATGGTCGGGTTAAAAGATCAGGGGAATAAAACGTGAATATGAATAAAGTCTATTTCAAGATGCAAGAACAGACCGTCCAAGAGGACGGTTTTTTTTCGGGCTATCTTGCTGTTTTTGACAACATTGATTCACACGGTGATGTGATTAGAAAGGGGGCATTTCTCAAGACAATTGAGGAATGGAAAGCAAAAGGAAAATACCCAGCAATATTTTGGAATCACGATCCAGACGAGCCCATTGGGGTTTTTACCCTCATGCGAGAGGATGAAAAAGGGCTTTATGTCGAAGGTCGTTTATTAATTTTAGATATTGTCCGAGCCAAGTCTACTTATGCACTGATGAAGGTGAAAGCAATTGACGGCATGTCAATTGGTTATATCACCATTCAAGCAACCCACGATCCACAGACCATGATTCGTGAGCTCTTAGAGCTTGAACTGGTTGAGGGGTCAATTGTTGCCTTTCCATCAAATCCAAATTCCTTGATCAGTTCCGTCAAATCCAAATTACAAGATGGCGAAATGCCATCCCTACCAGAATTTGAAAAATTCCTGAGAGAGTCAGGATTTTCAAAAACGCAAGCCACTGTCATCGCTAGTAAGGGTTTGCGTCATCTTTTGAGCGAGTCAGAGGGTGAAAACGAAAAAGCGAAATCAATTTCAAATGCCTTAAACATTTTAAAAGGAATCAGTAATGACTGAAAAAACTTTAGAACAACTCGCTCAAGAGTTCCAAAAACACGTTGATACAGTTAAAGAAATCGCCGAAGACTTTAAAGGCAAACAAGAGAAAAGTGAACAAATCTCTCAAAGTGCCAAAGACAAGGCCGATGAAGCTTTAACAACTCTCACTGAAATGAAAAATAAAGTGACTGAGCTTGAACAGAAGGCGGCTCGCCGTGGTAATGGTGATGTTGAAACCAAAAAACAAACCATGGGTGGTGAGCTTGTAGAAACCGCTGAATATAAATCTGCTGCTGAAAGTGAATATCGTGGTATTCAGCGTGTTGAGTTGAAAAATACAATTGGTACAACTCAGGTTGGAAAAATTATTCCAGCTACCAATCTTGGTTTGCAATTACCAAATCAAATGCGCTTAACCATTCGGGATATTTTAGCGGGTGGCAGCATGAGCGGTAATATTCTTGAATATGTTCAAATGCAAGACTTTACCAATAATGCAGCAGTTGTTGCCGAGGGTGCGGCAAAGCCAGAGTCAGCAATTACATTTGCTGATAAAGATGCGAAAGCAGTGGTAATTGCTCACTGGCTGAAAGTAACCACTCAAATGTTAAGTGATGCACCAGCCTTGCAGTCTTTCATTGATAACATCTTGCGTCATGGCTTAGACATTAAGCTTGAAAAGCAAATCCTTGCTGGTGATGGAACCAATGGCAATATGCTTGGTTTAATCCCTCAAGCAACCGCTTATGCTCCGCCTGCTGGTGCTCCAGCTACTCCAAATATGTTTGATGTGTTGCGCTTTGCAATGCTTCAAGTTGTTTTGGCTGATGATTTCGCAAACGGACATGTATTAAACCCGATTGACTGGGCTCTCATGGAAACGCAAAAAGATGCCAACGGGAATTACATTATTGGTAATCCTCAGTCGCAAGCAGTTCCTACATTGTGGGGCTTGCCAGTAGTTCAAACTGCTGCAATGGATGCGGGCAAATTCCTCACAGGCGCGTTTAATACTTCTGCTCAATACTTTGAACGTTGGGGTGCTGCTGTCCAAATCGGTATGCAAGGTGATGATTTCACCTCGAATAAACGTACTTTACTTGCCGAAACACGTGGTGCATTAGCTGTTTATAAGCCTAAATCCCTTGTATATGGCTCATACACTCCTGCTGCTGGTGGTTAATTCGTTTTGGGGTGGTGTTTATCACCATCCCTTTTAGAGAGGCCAAAATGAAAGAATATGAAGTTTTACGCCCACACTTTGGTGATCGAGATTACAAAGAGGGCGATATCCGTTCGGCAGATCCCAATGTAGTGCGACACCTGGTCGAAAATAAGGTTTTGCGTGAATATGAAACCAAGGTAGAAACCCAAAAACCAACTGGCAGACGGAACAATCCAAAATGATTACACTTGAACGCGCTAAGCTACAGTGTCGAGTTGATCATGATGATGAAAATGAACTTTTTCTTGATTGGATTATTCAAGCAGATGAAGAGATAGCAACTGATATCGACCGAAAAATCATTTTGGACGAATCAGAGCGGACCTCTGAAACGGACATTGTAGATTGTAAAAAACTAGATAATGCCCGGCTGATTTTTATTGAATATAAATACAGTCGAAGTCTGGAAGGAAAACCCCAAGCTTATTGGGATACCTTACAACCTATTCGAGATATGGGGGTGTAATTTGTCAAATATTACCCCTAATTTACGTCACCGCATCACCATCCAAAAGCCTACACAAACACAAGATCAAAACACGGGTAAATTAATTATCTCATGGTCAAATTTAACAACGGTTTGGGCAGAAGTTACTGACTTATCAACTCGTGATGTTATTGCAGCTAAGGCAGCAAATAGCACAATCCAAGCACGGGCTAAAGTACGTTTTAGCAGCACTACAAAGCAAATTGATAGCACTATGCGAGTGCTCTTTGATGACTACTATTACAAGATTGATGGCAACCCGATGCGCGATCCAGACTCACGCCATGAATATCTAACAATCAATCTTGCCACAGGCGATAAAGCATGGAATGGGTGATCTATGGCAACACCTATACACGGCCTAGAGCCAGCCTTGCGAAAAATGCGGGCGATCGGTAATGAAAAGACAGTAAAACGTATTGCTCGTAAAGCTATGCGTCAAGCAATGAACATTGTTAGAGATGAGGCGCGGCAAAACGTTAAACGTCTTGACGATCCCACTACACCAGAAAAAATCTGGAAAGAAATTGTTGTCCAAAATGGTCGAAGCAGAAACAAAAATACTTTAGTTATGCGTGTTGGGGTGCGTGGTGGCGCTCAAATTCCTTACACAAACAATGCTCAAAATAGAAGATCGGGCCGAGTAGGTAAAACCTATCAAGCAGATGGCCGTGTCTTTTACTGGCGATTCCTTGAGCTAGGAACAAGTAAACAGCCTGCCACTCCATTTTTACGTCCAGCGTTATATGAAAACATTGAACAAGTTACTGATAAATTTGTTCAGGTGTTTAATTTTGAACTCAGTGTGGTTTTAGGTGCAGCTTAATGATTGACGTTCCAATATTTAAATTAGCAAGAGCAGATCCAACCATTATAGCTTTACTTGAAAGCAATAATATTTTGCGGATCTGGAAGTTTGGACGTGCTCCAGATGAGCCAGAAGCCCCCTATGTCACTTGGCAAATGATTACAGGTGATTCTAATGGCAACCTTGATTCACGCCCCGTTTCAGATAATGCAATTATTCAAATTGATGTTTATGCAACTGACGAGGATGTTGTGGATCAAGTTGCAAAGGCAATTCGTTATGCAATTGAGCTTGACTGTTATGTAGTTCGCTATGGTGAAGCAGATAATGACCCAGTAACTGGAATGCCCCATTATTCTTTTGACGTTAGCTGGATCGTAAACCGCGAATAAAACACAAAACTATTTTCACTTAGCACCCAATCGGGTGCTTTTTTTATGCCTAAAAGGAGCGCTCTTAATGGCTAATGTTAAAACTCAAGGTACACAGTTATTTACTGTGATCGATGGACAAGTTGTTCGCTTTGTCTGCACAAAAAAGATTGGCTTTGGTCAGGACTCATTTGGGAAAATCGATATTACTTGCCTAGATGCTGAAACCAAAGAATACATGCGCGGTATGCGTGATCCGGGTGAGGGTGCAATTGATATTGATTATGACGATACAAATACAAGTCATGACCAACTTGCAGATATTGCGGAAGCTGGTGAAAAACTGGATTGGTATGTTGGTTCTAGCCACTCAAAAACACCTCCAACTTACGATGCAACAACAGGTATCAATTTACCTGAGGATCGTATGTGGTGGTCATTTAAAGGCTATTTAAATGATGCAGCACCTAATGATGTTGAAGTTGATGCGGCACTAGGTTATTCATACACCTTGGTCCGTACTTCAAAAGTAACTCGAACTAAACGTACGGTGACTCCATAATGGCTAAAGTAAATATTAAAGCATTTAAAAAGGTCACTAAAATTGGTGCACCAGTTGAAAGAACTGTCAAATGGGTTGTTGAAGTAACAGAAGAAAATATTGATTTTCTTACTGCTCAACTCAAACGTGAATTAACTTTTGGTGAAAAAGTAGAATTAGAAGGACAAGTTTTTATTAAAAAACTAGCCTTCAACGATCTTCATGAAATTTCTAAGGCGTATGACTGGGAAATCAACGAAGATAATATTGCTGACTCGAAGCTCAAGTCAGTAAGTGTAAAACGTATGCAAGCAGGACATTTGCTAGGTTCGGTTTGTGAAGATGCAAAAGGCACCCCATTCTTTAGCTCAGTTCAAGACGTTCTTAATTCTGAAATCCCATTCATTGAGTCTCTTTATGCCGTGGCCGATGAAGTGAATAACTTCATGGGAAAGTCACGGAAGAAGAACTTGACGAATACGAATTCTGGTGCGAACTTGCCCTTGGAATCGGTGGAATCACCATCGAAGAAGCAAAGCAAAAAATAAGCTTAAGAGAACTTAACATTTGGAGAGCCTATCGTATGAGACGAGGCTCTCTTTTTCTTGGTCGCCGTATTGAGCAAGCAATTGGCAACTTGGCGGCAATTTATATCAGGAGCCATTCAAGAAATCCTGAGCAGGTTGATGCACTTAACTTCATGCCTCACGAATACAAAGAAGAGCTTAGTCTAGCTGACTATTTGGAACAATTAGCAGACGAATAAGTTGGCTTCAAGAAGTCAACTTATCCATAAATGACATTAAGCGCACTGTTTGTTAAATTGTCTAAGTCTAAAAACAAATGGTGATAATGTGAGAAAAGCAATATTTTTAATTTCAGCGCTTTTTTCAGTAGGTTTACATGCAAACCCTGTAAATTGTGAAGATATTACGAACAAAATTGATGAAAAAACAAAATCAATTGCTTTTGAAAAGGTTTTTGAAGTTGAGCGAGCTAAGTCGGTTGATGGGATGATGTTTGTGAAGTCCAGAAAGATTCCACAGTATCAAAATGAAATAAGCTTGTTCATGCAACAAAGCCGCGATATGGGCTGTCCTGCCTACACAGGTGATATCACGGGAGCGCCGTATTTTAAGTATGCTCAAAAGTGCATTGATTCAAAATTAAGGGATGGAGAGGCGTGTGATAAACGCAACTGGGAAAACACCCCTTAAAAATACTTAGATTTAAATAAGACCCTGCTTTAAGCGGGGTTTTTTATTGCCGGGAGAAAAGTAAATGGCTGCTGGTTCATTAGGTCGTTTAACACTTGATCTGGTTGCGAAAGTTGGTTCATTTGTTGATGGAATGAGTCAGGCAGAAAGAAAGGCAAAAGAAGCTTCCGACAATATGAAGAAGTCTTTCAAAAGCTTTGGTGATCAGATTCAAGATGCAATTGGGGGTACTCAAATTGGATCTGCAATTGAGGGAATTACTGGCAAATTAGGGGCTTTGCGTGGTGGTGTTCTTATGGCGGGTGCAGCGCTTGCAGGAATGGCAGTGGGCGGAACAGTCTTGGCGACTGGCGCACTTGGTCAAATGGCAATTGAACTCGCTAAAGCAGATGCACAACTTAACCAATTATCTCGAAGAGCAGTAACTTCTGCTGAAAACTTTCAAATTGTGGCAGGTGCTGCAAGTGCCTTTGGGGTTGAGCAAGAAAAACTAAGCGACATTTTAGCTGATACCTCTGAGAAGCTGGGTGAATATACCTCTACAAAAGGTGGTGGCGCAAAAGACTTTTTTGAAATGTTAGCCAACAACACAAAAATGTCAGCAAAAGAAATTGATAACTTCGCCAAGAAATTATCAACCATGGATACAGTGGAGGCGCTGGGTCAAATCACCACGAAACTGGATGATATGGGCGCAACTGCTGCTGAAAAACGTTTCGTATTGGAATCATTAGCAAGTGATTTAGGTGACTTGGCACCACTATTTGCTAACAATGCTGCATTAATCAAGGAATATGGCGACCAGTTGCGTGAAGCTGGCGTAGTTCGCACTCAAGAAAGTATTGATAAGTCACTTATTCTGAACGCTCAAACACAGGCGCTAGGCACACAATTTCAGGGGTTCAAAAACCAGTTAGCTGGTCAAATGACTCCTGTATTAAGCAATTTGATTCAATATTTTGTTGATGGTGCTGTAAAAAGTGGAAGCTTTGGAACCGTTTTAAGCGCCGTTGGCACAGTGGCCAAGGTGGTCGGAATTGCCATTGTTGGGGTTGCTAGTGCAGTTTCAGTAGTAATTCAGTCAATTAGTGGCTTTGCAAGTTTAATTGATCATGTTGGTAATGTGGCCGCAAGACTAGATGCTGCAACAACCATTAAAGAACAAATTAACGTTCTTAAGACAGGCTTTAGCGAAGGCAAGGCCATTTGGGTTGATACTGCTTCAGGTATTGATAAGACCATCACAAGCATGATGAGCTTTGTAAGTAATGTTAAAACAGGAACAATGCCTGCTTTAACTGGCTTATCTGCTGCACAGTTAAAAGTCAATCAAGCTAATTTAGCCAATTCAAAAAGTACCATTACCGACACCGAAACAGCCAAAGAAAATGCAAAGGCTAAAGAGGAGCAGGCAAAGGCGGCAGCTAAAGCAGCAAAAGCACAACAAGACCTTAATAAAATGGTTGGTGCATCTGCTCTAAGCGGTTTGCGTATCAAAGGTCAGGAGTCTATTGCTGGTGGTCAAGTTAGAGCATATACAGCGAACTTTGCCCAAATGACGCAATCTGCATTGGGTAACGGCTTAAATAGATTTACCGCATTCAATGATCTTTATCACAAGGGAACCAATAGCAAACACGCAACCGGTAATGCTTTTGACTTCACACTTGAGGATGCGAAAAAGTCTGGTGAGGCGGTTTCCCAACTTGAGCAGATAGCAAAAAGATATGGTTTTGTTGTTAAAGTTCTTGATGAATATAAAAACCCGTCAAAACGAGCAACTGGCGGTCATATTCATGTTTCAGTTCTTGGATATAAGGGCACAGCAGATGCATTAAAGGATGCAAATGCAGAGCTTGATATTTTCCAAAAAGCGAACGATGAAGCGGAGAAAATACAAGAGGAGCGCTTAAAGAAACAACTAGCGATTACTCTTAAATATGCAACTCCTGAACAAAAGTTAGTCCTTGAAAATGAAGAGGCTAAAAAGCAGATTAAACTTGCATTTGCTGGGGATACTAACTCACTCGATCTATATTTAGGATTGCAAGAAAAAGCTTACCTGAAGGATTTAGATGCATATCGGGAAGCACAGTATGAAAAGTTAAAAAGCGCAACTGAGACAGCAGCTCAAGCAGCTGAAAAGTGGAATAGCAACTTTGCTGATATGGCGGGGTTTTCGCCTTTATATGGATTGCAGCAAGAGAAAAGCGGTCGATATGAAGAATCATTTGCAGTTTTTGATTCACAATCCGCTGTTCTTGATCAACAAGAGCAAGATCCAAATGCGGACTTGCAATCAATTGCAGAGCAACGTGAAGCATTATGGCAGCAGCACACTGATCGAATGATTCTGATTGATCAGGACTATAACCGCAAAAAGACATCAATGGGCTTGCAGTCTGCTAGTGAGACACTAGGCGGAATGGCTGACCTAATGGGAGGCTTGCTTGGTGAGCAATCAGCAGGATATAAGGCCATGTTTGCAATGTCGAAAGCATTCGCAGTGGCACAAGCTTTAATCAATGCCCCTCAAACCTTTTCAAACGTCTATACCTCCGTGTCTGCAATCCCATTAATTGGGCCATATATTGCCCCAGCTCTTGCAGCAGCAGCGGTTGGTGTGCAATTGGCACAAGCGGCACAGATCAAGCAAACCTCTTTAACTGGTATGGCGCACGATGGTATCGGCAATGTTCCCAAAGAAGGTACTTGGCTACTTGATGGTGGTGAACGTGTCTTAAATCCTAACCAAAACAAAGACCTTACTAATTATTTGAGCAATCAAAAAGATAGTGGACCTCAAGTTGTGGTTTACAACAATAGTAAAGCTGATGTCGACACGACACTTGGTGATGATGGGAAGGTATATGTGACCATTGAGGATGTTTACAACCCAAACAGCAAGTACAGCCAAGCAATGCAGGAAAGTTTTAATGTGTCACGAAATCGGGGGTGATAGTGGATAGACTCATGATTTGCCCTTTAATGAAAGGGTATAACTTTTCACCCGGAAGCAATTTAAGGGAGCAAGAAACAGAAGGGGGACCGCCAAGGCAAGTCCCTTTTTTTGTGGGTGCATGGCACACAGCCGATGTATCTATCTCGCTTAACAATTCTGATGAGAAAGAATATTTCTGGGCATTTTGGCGGGATAAGCAACGCAATCCAAACAACTGGCTTTGGAGGCTTGCACTTGATAACGGAACACTAGAAGAGTGCGAATGTCGATTTATAGCCGATTCTAAGCCCCAAGAAAACGAGCGAGACGGCAAGATTCTGCAAATCAGTTTTCAGTTAAGGATTAAGCCGATTTATCGAGATCCTGAAAACGACAGGAACATTATTGAAGCTTGGCAGAATGGTGGGCTGGTCGTTGTTGGCACTATCAAAAAAATCCCTAATGAATGGTTCCCAAGCGCTACAGGAGTCTAATAATGATAGTTACTGATGAAATGTTAGCTGTTTTAGATCAATCATCTGGCCCCGTTGGTTTGCTTGAATGTGTAGAGATATCACACCCGAATTGGCCGCGTGTGCTTCGATATATTGTGAATGGCAGTGATCCAATGGATCTAACACATGAGGATGGGCAAACCTTTACCTATTCTTATGCACCTTTAAACGTTACGCGAGGTAATGAAGAGGAAAACTTAGACCAGAAAATCACGGTTTCAATTGGTGATGTTGGTTCGGAAATTCCCGATTTAGTCGATCTAATTTTGAAAGATGCTGAAAGAGTTCCACCAATTCTAAATTATAGAGCCTATGTTATCGGCAAATACGATACGCCGTGTTCACTAGCAAAAGATTTAGAAATCATTGTAATTACACGAGATTGGAAAGGCACAAGTTTTGAAGCACAGGCACCGGGTTTAAATAACTCAGGTAATGGGCAGATCTACTCAGCAAGCACAGATCCGAGCCTTGAGGGGTTCTATTCATGAATATTCGGCAGCTCTTTTACTGTGTTTATGATCCTGAAAACTTTCACTGTGTGCATTTTGTCATACTGGCTGCAAAGGTCATTTTTGAAAAAGATTACACGCCGTGTTTCTTGGGTTTAACAGGCCCACTGCAAGAAACAATCAAAACCTCACGCAATACAGTTCATAGAAACAAGCAAATAAAAGAGCCCAAAGATGGCTGCATTGTCTTAATGACTTACTCGGATCAAAGCTCGCATGTCGGGCTTTTTTTTCAAGGTCGAATTTTTCACTTAATTGAGCGTGGACCAGAGCGAATCACTGTGGAGCAAGCAGAGATTATTTTTAATCGGATTCGATATTATGAGCCAAATTTACCTTCACAAGAACTCACTTAACAAAGATGAGGTTGATGTAATTGATGCAGAAAATATTCTGTATGAATTCTTGAAAATCAAAAAAGAATTTCCACAAGCAAAGATTTATCTTGGCAATCCATGTCCCGAAAATGACATCACACCCACACGAAATGATAAGGCATCAATTGCACGGTTAACAGAAATTGCAGAAGATTGCAGTATTGTCTGTCATCCGGGAGAGCTTTCCTCGTTCGTAACTTGGGTTGCCACAAAAATTCTGGGTTCTGCCGTTTCTGCCTTGGTGAAAGTTCCAAAGCCAAACATGAGCAATAACGGTTCAATGTCTGGTTCAAGCAATAACAACTTGTCAGATCCAGAGAACCGACAACGGTTAAAACAACGCATTCCTTTTATTTTGGGTCGTGTTAAAGCTATTCCAGACCTTTTTGCCCCAGTCATTAAGTATTTTAAAGATGGGGTAGAGGTTGAAGAGACTTTGATGTGTCTTTGTGAAAATGAAGTTCAAGTATCTACTTTCAAAGCAGGTGATACACCTATACAGGAAATACCCGGTACAAGCGTTTCAGCTTATGGACACAATCAATCTTTAATTGGGAATGATACGATTTATAAGTGGGGTGATACTTTTGATCAGCCGCCTATCATTGCGCGCCAGAATGCATCAATTAATGGTCAAACTCTTTTACCGCCAAACAGTACACGCATTGAAGCAAGTGACATTTATTTTCAATACCCGAACTTGATCAAAGCGAATGACCAGGGAACTGCTGATAAATTTAGCGCCTTTGATGTTAATGACTCGCTTATTATCAGTGGTGCTAACTTTGGTATTGAAGAATTGTCTATTACAGGGCAGGTGGATGTAGATAACACAAATAATACCTTTTCGATAGCTTCAACCCAGCCAGTTGTAGACTTTCAGAATTACCGAAAGATCAATGTAACTTCACTTCTGGTATCGGATCCAGTGAGTGGGCAGCTTGACCTAGCAGGCTTATACAATATTGATTCTATAACTTATGTGTCGGGTGTCTACACAATTCACTTATTGAATCCTGTCTCCACTAACTCAAACTTTGCAAACCTTACTGAAGTTTTGACAGCGAATCTTTCAGCAAATTTAACTGCCAATACAGGAAGTGTTTTTTTAGATGGCGACTATTTAGTGACAGGTGTAGATATTGCCAATAAGCAAATTTCTTTGGCAACCCCAAGTGCTGTAAATGGTGATTGGAATAAACTTGCAGATTTAACAGACCAGAAAACAGGCGTTGGTACAATCAAGTTAAGAGGTAGCCAAGACAACTATATTGGCTGGTTTACGATTGAATCGGCGAAAGCTACTGGACTGTTATTAAATTTCCAAGCCTTGAATGGTCTATATCAAGGCTCTGATGCAAAATTTGTGGATATCTATGTTGAATATCAAAAAGTCGTTTCAGGTGTGGAAACTGGACCTGTTTTTAATCAAACAATTCGTTTAAATGGTAAAGCAAATAACCGTGACAGCGTCGGCGGCTCAATGTGGATTACCCTTCCATTTACTGGGGCTGTACGATTTAGAGCACGCCGCACTAATGATAATGGGGACGCTGTAGATTTATCGGATGAAACAAAGTTCTATACAGCTTATGCATATCGTTATTTAGATAAGCTTGTTTATGAGGATCGAGTCCTAATTCGTCAACGTACCCAAGCAACACGCGCTGCAACGGCCATTGATAGCCGTATGACAAACTGTATCGCTGAGAGCTTGGTTTATACCTATCGAACTGGTACACAATCAGAAAGTCGAATTCCATCAAGATTCATCCCTGATCTCGTCATTGAACTTGCTTTGCATAAGCTAGTTGGCCGCCGCACTTTAAATGAGGTCAATACAGCTAAACTTTATGATGTTTTTGATGAGGTTGTGGATTATTTTGGCTCGGAAAAAATGGCAGAGTTCAATTACACAATTGATGATGCAAACCAATCATTTGAAGAGATTCTTAGAATGTTTGCAGGCGTTTCTTGTTGTAATGATCGCCGTCTAAATCGTCAGATTTACTTTGAGCTTGAGCGCACAGGTCGAGAGCCTTATTTGTTATTTAATCATCGTAACAAAAAGGCCCGTACAGAAGTTAGAACAATCCGAACTAAACCAGAAAACAATTATGACGGTGTAGAGTTTACATACGTTGATAGTGAAGCTGGCTGGGTTGAGAAGACTTTAAAAATTCCTAATGACCAGATCACAAACCCTAAGAAAATTGAGGGTTACGGGGTCGTTTATAAGCAGCAAGCACACATTATTGCGTGGCGCGCTTGGAATAAGATTAAGTATCAAGCCGTCAATTGTCGCTACTCCTGTTTTGCTGAGGGAGAGCTGGTCGGCAATGGTGATCCGGTTGCGGTGGTTGATGATACTCGTTTGGCTCCAACGTTCTTTGGTGATCCATCAAAAGCTATTTTGTCGGGTGAGGTTTTAGCTTGGAACGGTTTAAATATTACAGGTTCACAGCCTTGTAAATTATCGACTGAGCATTCATTTGTAATTCACCTTCAGCTTAAAAGTGGATACATCGACATCATACCAGTGACTCAAGGTGCAACTGATTTTGATTTTGTTTTATCACGGCCACCAGTTGAGGCGCTAGTAACGCAAGGCGAAGTTAAAACGGTTTATTCACTTTCAACGGATGATCGACAAAACGATGATCTTTTTCTTATTACAACCAAGAATCGCGCAGGTGTCTTTGAAAATGAATTAACACTGGTGAACCTTGACGAACGTTATTATCAAAATGATAGCGATATAAAAAACAACCTTATTTAACTATTGGTCCTATTGATCCCCGCACTTGCGGGGATTTTTTTTGGAGAAATTTTATGGCGCTTACACCAGAAGATTTTCAGAATGTAGAAAGAGATATTGACGATACAGGGAAAGCTGTAAATACGGATGCAATTATTAGTCCGCGCTATGGTGTGCCATTTAAATCTTTACCGATGGTATCGCGGTTAGGTGAAGAAGCTTTTACAGTCGCAATTCAGAAAATTGAAAATATGGGCGGTTATGTCTCTGCAGCAACACTAACAGAGCTTAATACGCGAACACCAGCATATAATTATCAACTTGCACGTGTGCAAGATACTGGGGATGAATATTTTTGGGATCCTACTGCAACCCCAGCAGCTAAATGGGTGGCAACAGGTAAAAACTGGCTTAATGCAATTAAAGATTACGTTAATGAAAACCCGTTATTTAAACCAGTTGTGCTTTCCGCTGAAAACCTAAATGACATTAAAAGAACAGGGATTTATGTAGCAGCACATGGTACTCCAACCCTCGCAAAAAATTATCCAACAACTGATGCAGGGGCTTTTATTCCATGGCATGTGATGACAGGTTCTACTGGTTCACTTGTTCCAGAAATGTACGCGTCATACAGCGGGAAAATGTGGGTTCGTGGGACTGATAGCTCAGGTATAGCGCCGACTGCATGGGACCAAGTAGTAACTAAAAGCCTGTTTGATACTTTAATTGCTGGTATTAAAAACCCTGTAGTTTTGGCAACAAATACTGATGTCCGCACATTAACGAAATCTGATACATATCTTGCTTACTCAGACCCTTCAACTCCAACATCAACAAGTAACCTGCCTAAAGCAGGTGAGCAGTATTATGTTGAGCTTTTTTACAGTGTTAGCGTTCGTAGAATGATAGCTTACGCACGTGGTAGTAATGAGGTATATATTGCTTGGTATTGGGGGACATTTGGCTGGTCTGCTTGGGAAAGACTAGCTACTGAAAAAGATATTACTTTATTACAGTCTCAAATCACTGCATTGGACTATGTCAAAGTTTTACACGATGACATGATGAATCCGTTCAAAGAAACACGGATTAAGCTTATTGGTGATTCGATCACGTGGGGAATGGGCGGAAGTGCTGGCGGCCCAATCACACCACGTAATGGGGATTTGAATGATATTCGAAATCCTATTGATACTTCTATATCAAAAACATGGGCCAATTTATTTCGAACTTGGATTGCAAAAACCTATGGTGATACTACGTTAACGCAAGACAAGCCGGGTAGTGGTTTCACTGTTAATAAGATTCGGACAACATGGTCAGACATTTTTAAACAGGTCAAGATGACTGATAAAAATGGAGCTATTGTAAATGATGCCAATAAGCTAGCTAACTTAACTTATGACGCCGAAACTGCATTGAAATTTCATGGTTCATCCATGCGTTTAGTCAACCAAACCGTAACAACGACAAGACCAACAGAAATGGAGGTGAGTTTTTACGGTGATAACATATCTATTGACTATGAAAAACGGCCAGAAGGTGATAGTGCAGGTGACTTAGTTGAAGTGTATTTAGATGGCTCACTCCATGGGACATTTAATTATTACTCAAGTTCCTATGGTGATTTTTCTTATGACATTGCAACAACCGTGGGTCAGCATACTCTTCGATTTAAAAACATTTCTACGAATTCAGCTTCTTTCGTAAATATCTACGGATTTACTGTCAATAAAAAAATCTATGTTTCCAATGATGGGATTATTGGGTCTTCTACAAAAACATGGATTGATAAGGGACTTTATGAAGGTAGTTTGCATCCGAAGGATGATTTTGTATTTCACATGTTAGGCACAAATGACCGAGCCACTGGCGGCTCATTAGATGGTTATAAACGTCGAATTCGTGTAGGAATGGATAAGATTAAAGCTTTGGCTCCAAATGCCAAGATTATTCTAATGGCATCTACATACGCCGATAACGAAAGTGAAAGTACATATAAGTTTCATATGAAGCAGGTCTCTGATGTTAATGCTGTTTTAGCTAAAGAGATGAACATCCCTTTTATTGATCATTACAAATATTGTGCTCAGCATTTGTTAGATGGTGAAGCAATCTGGTCAGATGGATTGCATCTTAATGATTTGGGTAACAAGCTTTTTTTCCTAAACATCTTAAGAGTCCTTTTTAAAATTTAACTTTACGAAGTATAGAGCCCCTTAATTGGGGTTTTTATTGCCTAAATTCTGGAGAAATAAAATGTCTGAAACTCAGTCTGCATTTGGGGTCGGTGCAGCAACAATAACGCAAAAAGTAACAGCAACTACTGGTGTGGGGTCATTCATCGGATTTATAGCCAAAATTGATGTTATTGCGTGGGGTGGTTTGTTTATCGCTGCTTTAGGTTTAATTATTCAAATCTATTTTGCAATAGCTCGTAATCGCCGTGAGAGAGTCGAGCATAAATTAAGAAAAGCTGAGTACGAACTTCGGATCGAAAAGCTAAAAGGTGACTGTAATGTCAAACAAGACTAAATATGCGGTAGGTTTACTAGCAGCTTCGGCTGCTTTTTTTATGGGCGTAAAAGTTGATGAGGGATATACCTCAAAACCAGTAATACCAGTCAAAGGAGATCGTCCAACACAAGGGTATGGATCTACATTTAAGCCTGATGGCTCACCAGTAAAAATGACCGATCCAGCAATTACACGAGCAACAGCAGATAAATGGTTGCGTAATGATGTTGCTAAACGAGAAGTGGCATTTAAGGATTCATTAAAGGGGGTGAAATTATCACAAACCGAGTATGACTTGTACTTGGATTTTTCCTATCAATATGGTGTGCCAACATTCGCTAAATCATCAATGGTTAAGCATTTAAAGGCCGGTCAATATAAAGCGGCTTGTGACTCATTGCTTAAATATAAGTATGTTGCAAAGCGCGATTGCTCTATTCGTAAAAATGGCTGCTATGGCGTTTGGTTACGTCAGATCGATAGACATCAAAAATGTGTGAGTGCCAATTCATGACCGAAACTGTAACTAAGCTAACTCCATATTTAGAGTATTGGAGCAGCGGGATGTATTTATTTAAGTGTCCGGGCTGTAAATATTTACATCCATTTCATGTCAATTCACACCCCAATGGCAGCAAATGGAATTTCAATGGGGATGTTAATAATCCTACATTTACGCCGTCATTACTTGTAAATGATCATCATCCAGCCAGTCGATGCCACTTATTTTTGACTAATGGAAAAATTCAATTTTTATCAGATTGTCATCATGAGCTTGCAGGGAAAACGGTTGATATGGTGCCTATAGGAGATCTTTAAATGTGGATTGTTGTAGCAGCTAAATATTGGCGAGAAATCATTATTGGTTTTCTCGCTTTTTTATTGGTCATAACTTTGGCCGTACTTAATCACAAAGAAGGTCAGCTTAAAGAAGCTGATCAAAAATGCTTGGCTCAGGTTCAGAAAATTGAAAAGAAAAATTTAGAGGCTCTTGCAGTTAAGCAAAATCAAATCAATAAAGTGAGCGCAGAATATGAACAAGTCAAAGCAGAGCAAAGGAGCAAAGTCGAATATATTGAACGTGAAGTGCAAAAGATCGTTGAGCGTCCTGTTTATAAGTCTAGCTGTATTGATGATGACGGGGTGTACCAGATCAACGATCTTATTAAAGCCGGCAATACCAGCTAATCTCATTCTGGCGTGCCCAAATTTAAATGAGATCGAGGGCACAACTGGCAAAGATTTAATGATCTGGTCGGTTGATACAGTTGCAAAATATAATGATTGCAAAACAAGACACGCAGCGGTTATAAAGGCTCTCAAATGAGAGCCTGACTAAATGGTGTAGTTATGAGTCACGTTATGATTAAAGCTTTTGATTTTGCCAATACAAAAACAATTGATCTTGTTGCTGAGGTAGACAAAGCTGGAAATATTCTAAAAATTTCCGACTACAACGGGAATGAATTGGCAATCAATTTTGATGGAACTGTGACATTTAATAAAAGACGCTGGCGACTACCAGTTAAATTAGATTCAAAATAAAGTTAAATATAATTAGAAATATCTAACATTTAAAAAAAAGCAAATTTAAAATCAAGTGCAACAAAATTGCAGCAAATTTCTATAAGTAATTGATAATAAAAAGTGATTAAGGCGCTTTTAGCGCCTTTTTGTTTTTCTAGAATCTTTTTGGTATTTTTTGCCCATTTGCTACCGGAGTCTCGGCGTTCTTTAAAACACCAAATAACCACGTTTCGGCATGCTGTACCGCAATCTTTAAAGAATCACCTAAAGCCAAACGACCAGCAATAAAACTAGCTAAAGAACAACCTGAACCGTGATACTCACCGTCTAAGCGGGGGCAACTACTACTCGCTGCAAGTTCACCATTAATATATAAACTATTTTTAATATAATCTGGTGTATCTTCGTGTCCACCTTTGACTAAAACAGCTTTTGCGCCCATTTCAAATAGCTTTTGCGTTGCTTGTTCTAAGTCATCGACACCCGTGAGAGCACGTAATTCGACTGTATTTGGAGTAATAATAGTGGCTAGGGGAATAAGCGCAACGAAAGCTTTGACAAGAGTTGCTTGATCACCTAAAGAACCCCCGCTGTTTGCCACCAAAACAGGATCGAGTACATATTGATATTCTGGATGGGCACGAAGAAACTTCGCTAAAGCAGCAATGTTATCTGTGGTGCCAAGCATGCCTGACTTAACGCATTTAATCGGCAAATCACCTACAACAGAT